ATGAATAACGAAGAAGAACTACTACCAGCTATAAGTGAAACTTTAGTTAAAAGATTAGAGAAACTATTTCCTGATAAATGTCCTGACTTGACGAACACAGAAAAAGATGTTTGGTTTAAAAGTGGACAAGTGTCTGTAATTAGATTTCTAAGACAAACTTATAACGAACAGCTTCAACAAAACATCTTAACAAAAGACTAACTATGTGTATGTCAACACCAGATATTCCTCCTCCTCCACCACCTCCAGCACCACCGCCACCACCGCCACCTGTTGCTGAAGCACCTAAGACTGTTAGACAAACACAGCCTAAGAAGAGGAGAAGAGGAGCACAAGCTCAGTTAGCACGAACTGCTAGACCTACACTAGGTGGAATGTCAGGTGGTACTGGTGTTAATATGTCTTAACAAATTTTTATTAACTAATAACTATATATTATCATGCTTCGCACACTCTCAAAAAAGACTTTGCTATCATCTGTCACAACGACAGGGGCTGGCAGTTCATTCTCAGTAGAGCGTTCTAAGGGTTGGACCTTTGTAATCGCTTCTTCATCAGTAACTTCAGGAGGTACGGTAGACATAGAAGCCTACATCGGTGGTGCTTGGTATGTTGTTCACTCTGAAGTAGTAACAGCAGATGGAGCAGTAATGGTCAGAGATGATCACGGACACTACGAAAAGATAAGAGCTAATCTATCTGCTAGAACAGATGGTACTTACAGTGTATTCGCTACAGGTACTACAGACTCTCTTTAATTAGATGTCTTTGATTTATCCATATGCTACTCAGGAGAAACCGAATGGCATTGTCATTGCTCCTAGTAACTTCATCCGTCCTGAGTTTGGGGAGACCTATGCTTTTGATGAACGAGATGAGATGTTACTTACTGAGTTACTACAAGCGTTATTGACTGAGGATAATGACCGCATCACAATAGACAACGAAATAGATAATTAAATAAAATGGCTAACAAGAAGATAACGGAACTTTCAAACCTGACTACTCCTAATGGTGCTGATGTATTGGCTATTGTGGATGACATTGCAGGTACAGCTACCACTAAAAAGGTAACAGCAACTAACCTAATGACCCTTGCACCTGTTCAATCAGTAGCAGGAAGGACAGGTACAGTAACACTTAGCAACACAGACATTAGTGGATTAGGAACAGCAGCAACTCAGGATGTAGGTACAAGTGCTAATAATGTAGTACAGCTAGACGGATCAGGTGCTTTACCTGCTGTTGACGGTAGTAACTTAACAAGCATTACAGCATCAGTCAGTGCAGGTGAATTAACAGATGGTAACTTTGATGGAACTGCAATCTTAGGCTTTGACGCTAGTATAAATGATCAAACAGGAACTGCATACACTTTATTAGCTGGAGATAATGGTAAGGTAGTAGTCCTTGATAATGGGTCAGCAGTAACTGTAACAGTTCCAAGCGGATTAGGTGCTGGATTTAATTGTAGCTTCGTTCAGAAAGGTGCTGGTCAAGTTAGCTTTAGTGCTTCAGGTACTACCATTAACAACAGACAATCACACACCAAGATCAATGCTCAGTATGGTGTAGCTAGTATAGTAGCTTATGCTGATAATGTATTTGTTTTAGCTGGAGACACAGCTTCCTAAGAATGTTCGTTCTTCCTACATTCAGTCTTGGGGTAGTAGGTAGTCCCACTTCAGTTTTTGACGACTCTCTAACATTCCCAACCATCCAAGTATTTGATAACGAGTCAGACTTCCGTGATGAAACAGATGCACCTGACTACACCATCGTCCATGCTAAAGACACTGACAAGTTGTATGTCTATGATGGAACAATTTGGCATACTTACAATCAAACTTAATATTTATTTAACATGAGTACATTAACTTCAACAACTTCAACGACCCGACCAACTTTAGGAACAGGGGATGTAGGCAAGTCTTACTTTGAAACAGACTCTAACAAGATACTAGTTTGGGATGGTACTGGGTGGAATGAATGGAATGCTGATGCTGTTCTTTCGCCTGGTTTTAATAATAATTATAGCGTAAATTTTGATGGCGGTGACGATCATATGACATTCACTTCATTTAACGCTGGTAGCACTAAGACTTTGAGTATGTGGATCAAGTTGGATACTATTAGTAGTGCGGGTATTTACCTATTCGGAGGAACACTTAACTATTATGCCTATTTAACATCAAATGGTCAGACTATTTACATATATGATGGAGGTGTTACAGCATTAACATTAGGATCAACTCACGCAGTCACCACAGGAACTTGGACACACTTAGCTGTAGTAGGTAGCGGTGGTACAGCCGCTTTATATAAAGATGGTGTTTCTAGAGCAACAGGCACAGATAGGAGTCCGTCAGGATTAAGTAGACTAGGTGGGTCATCTAATGGAGGCAGTCGTTTCGTTGACGGGTTAATAGATGAAGTTGCTTGGTGGAACTCTGCTTTAACAGCTCCTGATATATCAAATATTTATAACGGTGGTACTCCTGATGATTTAAGTTCCTACAATCCTGTAAACTGGTGGAGAATGGGAGATAACGACTTAGGAACAGGCACTACTATAACAGACCAAGGTAGTGCAGGTAATGACGGCACATTAGTTAATGGTCCAAGTTTTTCGAGTACTGTAGCACCTAACTAAAAGGTATTATGAGAAAATATGTGATATTAGACGCTTCGGAAGTAGTTAATGTAAACTTCGATCAGGTGCTTGAAACATCTGCCAACACACTTAGCTACTCAGTAGATGGTAGTAAGTTTCTTGTTAAGTTTGAGGGAGACACTCCTAGCTTTTTAATTGGTGAACCACAGTACACACACGCTGAGATACTAGAAGTATTGAGTGGTACTGAGTGGTCTGATCCTGACGCACAACCTTAATTATGCAAGAAACAGCCCAAGGATTATATCACTCCTTAGAGAACCAAAGGTGGTCTTTCTTGGATAGAGGTCGTACCTCATCTGAGTTGACAATACCTTACATAATGCCACCTGATGGTCATAGTCACGCTACTAAGTACTACACACCATATCAAGGAGTAGGAGCTAGAGGAGTTAACAACTTAGCATCTAAATTACTGTTAGCACTGTTACCACCTAACGCTCCCTTCTTTCGTCTTGTTATTGACAGATATGAATTAGATAAAGCAAAGCAGGAGTTAGGACCAGAGGGAGGAGAGCAGTTACGATCTGACTTAGAGAAAGCACTAGCAGATGTAGAACGAAGTGTATCTCAAGAAGTAGAAGTAGAAGCATTTCGAGTAGGAGTGTTTGAAGCGTTAAAGAATTTATTAGTGACAGGAAATACTTTGTTATACTTACCTGATGAAGGTGGGATGAGAGTATTCAGACTTGATAGGTACTGTGTAAAGAGAGACCCGATGGGTAATGTAACACACATAGCTATTAAAGAAACTGTTGCTCCAATGATGTTACCTGAGTCTGTAAGAGAGGAAGTATATCGTCAAGAGAAAGAGAATAGCTGTGACTTGTACACCTCTGTAGTTAGAGAAGGTAATGAATTTGTAGTACAACAAGATGTAAAAGGAATTGTTATTGAAGAGTCAAAGGGTAGGTATCCTATCGAGAAGACTCCGTTCCTACCTCTTAGATATACAAGGATAGACGGTGAAGACTACGGTCGTGGATTTGTAGAGGAGTACATTGGTGATCTTAAATCTTTAGAGTCGTTAACAAAAGCGATAGTCGAAGGTAGTGCAGCAGCAGCTAAGGTATTGTTCATGGTTAATCCTAACGGTACAACCAGGGCTAAGACTTTATCTGAATCTCCTAACGGTGCAATTGTACAAGGTAGTGATGGAGATGTATCTGTCTTACAACTTAACAAGTTCAATGACTTCCGTACTGCACAAGGAGTAATGAATGGGATTAGTGATAGACTATCTCAAGCTTTCCTACTTAACAGTGGTGTAGTCAGAGATGCAGAACGAGTAACAGCAGAGGAGATAAGAATGTTATCTCAAGAGTTGGAAGCTGCACTTGGTGGTTTGTATTCTTTATTGTCACAAGAGTTTCAAATGCCTGTCGTTACTAGGTTAATGGCAAGGATGAGTAAAGAAGGAAGACTTCCTAAGTTACCTAAAGACATTGTTAAACCTACTATTGTTACTGGTGTTGAAGCACTAGGACGAGGTAAT